TATGAGTACGGTGATGTAGAGATCGCCTCTGAAGTTGGTTGGGATGCCTATAAAAAGGTAGCTGACGAATTTCTCAAGCTCTACCAAAGTACAGGACTTCTTCATGGCTACAGCTTTAACTCTTGGAGTGATGTTGTAGAATACAACGAACAGTTTGTCGAAGAGTGGTTAGATTCACCTCAAACCTCCTTATATTACAGCCTTCAGGTAATGGGAGACGTACAAGATAAGACAGATGCATACGCTGCACTGGATAAAGAAGACGTTGATAATTACTTGCAGCAGCTGTTGAACGAACCAGAACCACAGTGCGACTGTCAAGAATAATGAGGAAACATCCCTATCAAAAACTATTAGACCGTAAACGGAAGTGGTCACCCGTACAAACTACTGCTGGAGAACTGAAACATGGAGCAGAAGAAACGATTTACCGTGCTCTCGCTTTACGCCATTTGGAGTTACCAGTTGGTGAATTCATTGAGGATGCACTTAGTGAGGTACCTACGCTCTCACGGGATCTACTTAGATCCAACGTAAAAGACGAAGAAAATCATGACCTTGCATTAGGATATGTAGCGAAAGCTCTTGGGGTTGATCCTAAATCAGAAGCAGAAGCTCTCAGGCTGCGTGCAGCTTGGGAAGCTCACCCCGATCACACCATTTGTAAAGCATTAGTAGCTGAACGTGCTATATTCTTTGTTTTATTGCCTTTCTTTCGCTTTTCTGGTGATGCTGGTCTCCGAACGGTATCAGCTGATATTTCCAGAGACGAACAGATTCACGTGGCCGCTAATAGCCTTGTATGTCACGAGTTGGGCTTTTCTCCTAGTCAATCTTTGGATAAACTTAGGAAGGCCACCATTAACTGGGTACTAGAGCCACTAGGTAGAAATACTACCGACAAATATTTAGACAAAAAATTCTGGCTAGATACAAGCGATCGCTTAATGTATGAAGGCAAGGCTCCAGAACTTTCTGCCACCAAGGCATCCAGAATGCCAGCCTTTTTTGAACACAACAATGTCAACCTCCCACAATATGCTTGAGGCCATCACTGGTCCCAACATTAATTACATCCTCGAAGAATTAGAGGAGAACTTCCCACCAATCACACCTAACCCAGAGGATTCAATGCAAAAAATTATGTACAGATCTGGACAACGCTCTGTGGTTGAGTGGATTGTCCATCGAATGGAAGAGGTAAGGACAGATGGGCTATGATAGTAAAGGAAACTGGCAACCACCTGCTGAATGGAATTCCAGTTGGGATCAAGAGGATCTTTTAGATGCGTTAAGAAAACGTGGTGACATCACAGACAAAGAGATGTTGCAAGATCTTTTTGATTCAGGTAAAGATAAATGGGAGTCCCAAGATTGGGAACAACAATTAAACGAACGAGAAAGGTTTGAAGTTTTAGATCTTTACCGTCAAGACTACCAAGCAGGTAGAGGTTTTGATGATGATTGGGGTATCCAATTTGAAAGAGAACAAGGTGGTGGTGATCTAGATTTAGATGAAACATCAGCTCAAGATAGATACCGTATGCTATTAGGTGATGGGTATGACATAGATTATGCACATTACAATAACAACCTAGCTTACAGATCTACTGTTGATAAACTTGGTAAAGAGTATGGGTTTAGTGATTTGCGTACAGATTTCTCAACACCTAGACAGATTAGAGCAGCTAAAGCTGTACTAGAATCATCTGGATATGATTGGGATGAGCACTGGGTTAAGAATAACGCAATGCCTTATTCCAATGATGAGGTACAGCAACTTGAAGACTTTAAAAAGTTTAATCAAACTAGACACTTTGATCCTGAAACTAACATCACAACGTACATAGGTTCAGGTGATAGCAGAAGTTTATCTACTAAATTGTATGAAGCTAGAGCTGCAGGTAATTACAAGCAGCTTACAGAACCGGGTGCTCCACAATGGTTAAACGTTGTAGCTGGTGATGCTCCTACTGAAGCATACAACAGTGAAGGTACTAGGATGGTTGCTGATGGTGATGTCCGTGCTATGTATACTAGATACTTAGGACGTGACCATGGTAAACTTGTTGATACAAACATAGATCCTACTGATCCATCACATGATGCAACTGCTATTGGTAAGGATGAGATAGCGTATTGGGAACAGTCTGCTTTAGATAATCAATGGACTTACGATGATTTAGTTAGTCAAATTAAAGGATCAACTGAAGCATCTAAGAATACAGATAGAGGTAAACTATTTTATAACACTAACGCAGGTAAGGAGGCTGAGATCAGAGGCAAGCTAACAGCTGAACCAGATCAACTTAACCCACCTGATTTAACTATTAGAAAGGTAGCAGTTAAACGACCTACTAATATTCCATCTAACTGGCAAGTTCCGGGAGTATAATAATGGCAGTAAAGAATTGGCAACTAGGATACAATGCTACCACTGGTAACTTTGAAAACCTACAAGATATTAAAGATGCAGATCCTAATGATCCTAGAGTAGCAGCATTTGAAAATCAAGTGACTGCGATCATGGAACAAAAAGGTTTACTTGCTAGTCAAGCTCAACAGTATGTAGCAAACGCTTACGCTCAAGGTACTACACTAGATGCATTGAAAACTACGGCACAACAAACAGGAACCGCTGAAGAACGTGGTGATGTTTGGGGTGCTAGTGATGATAGTTCAGGTAAGTCTTTTTTAACAGCACAGGAAGGAGTAACAGCAGCAACAGGAGATTGGAAAACTAACGCTGGTTTAATTGAAAGTTTATATACAGAAGGCTTTGGACGTGAAGCTGATACAGATGGCTTAGCATATTGGACAGAAGAATTAACATCAGGCAAGATGTCTTATGCTGACATAGCTAAATCATTTGGTGTCTCTGAAGAAGCACAGATTAGAGATGATTATCATTCTACATTTGGTAGAGATGTTGATGACTCTGGTTTACAATATTGGTTAAGAGATGATACTAATTATTCTCAAGCTGCATTAACAGGTAGTACAGAACAAGAAATCAGAGATCTACATGCAGATCATCTTGGACAGTTTTCAACAGAAACTGAACGTCAAGCTAACATAGCAGCCGGAGGTTTCTGGACTGATGCTCAGGAAGGTGGCTATGCTAACCTAGACTGGCGTAGTTATGATGGCACTGGTACAACAGATGTGCAAACAGACTTTGATCAATTAAGATATGACTTTGGTACTGATAAAAGCTCCCCGTTTGGTACTGGAGATGACTTATTCTTTGGAGCAACTGGTACTGCTGATGATGGTACAAACAAAACAGGTGTTGAAAGATTTAGAGCTTCAGTAGCAGGTGAACAGGACGCTACTTCTAGTTTCTCAGGTAATACTATCTCATCCATAGATGATGTTAGAAATATCTTAGGTAGACGAGAAGATCTTATGAACATAAGCTCTACCTATGATAAGGATGACGCAGAAGGCGGCTCAGGTATTGGTAGAATTTTTACACTAGCTGAGATGGAACCATACATGAACGAAGCTGCTGACTTAAAAGGTCTTGCCGAAGACTTAGGTGCAACCAAGTGGGCATTGCTTACTAAAGAGTTAGATAAAACTTTTAAAACATATACGGAAGCTGATTATACTGGTAAGACTTTAACTAATCCCGGTATTAATCCAGATCAACGAGGTACTAACCGTAATACTTTATCAAATGATTACCAAGTACCAGTCCCACCTGACTATGAAGGTCCAGATAAAGCTAATGTAACTAGACAGAATGTAAATTATATGCCAAGCCTTGATGGTACTGTACCTAACAGATCATTAAGAAACTTAGATAGTAGTTACACCACAGCCCCACAACAGGCTGCAAGAAACCAAGGAACATTTGTAGCTGGAACCAGTGCTCAAGGTGTTAGACGTAGACAGTCTAGTGCTGCTAGATCAGGTAGATCTGCAATGGGTACTAAACAACTAGCTAGAAATAATATGCAAATCAAATCCCTTAATATATAATGTCAGCTAAAACAAGATATGACAGTTTAGCATCACAACGTTCCCAGTTTTTAAACATAGCGGAAGAGGCAGGTAAATTAACTATCCCCTATCTAATTCGTGGAGAAGAGGAGTTCATGCAGGGTGCTAAAAACTTAAGCACTCCATGGCAATCAGTCGGAGCTAAAGGTGTAGTAACCTTAGCTGCTAAACTACAACTTGCATTGGTACCAGTTAACACTAGCTTCTTTAAGCTACAAGTTAACGATGGTATGCTTGGACAAGTAGAACCTCAAGTCAAAACAGAATTAGATTTATCCTTTGCTAAAATAGAAAGAACCATTATGGATTCTATCTCAGCATCAGATGATCGTGTTGTCATACACCAAGCTCTTAAGCATTTGGTAGTAGCAGGTAATGCGTTAGTCTTTATGGGTAAGGAAGGTTTGAAACTATTTCCTCTACATCGTTATGTATTAGAGCGTGATGGGAATGGCAATGTAATTGAAATTGTCACAAAAGAAAAAATTAGCAAAAAATTATTACCAGATTTTGAAGAAGAATTAAATGTACAGGATGAGTCTGAACACAATGATAACGTAGATGTATATACACATGTGCGTCGTGATAACAACAGATTCCTCTGGCATCAAGAAGTAAATGATAAAATTATACCTAAGTCAATCAGTAAAGCACCACTAGATGCTAACCCATGGTTACCTCTACGATTTAACACAGTAGATGGTGAACCTTATGGACGTGGTAGAGTAGAAGAATTTATGGGTGACCTTAAGTCACTTGAAGCTCTGTCACAAGCAATCACTGAAGGAAGTGCAGCCGCTGCTAAGGTAGTGTTTGTTGTCTCTCCTTCCAGTACAACTAAACCAGCAACTCTCGCAGCTGCAGGTAATGGTGCTATCGTTCAGGGTAGACCTGATGACATAGGTGTAGTACAGGTAGGTAAACAAGCTGACTTTGCTACGGCATATCAGATGATACAAACCTTAGAGAAGAGATTGTCTGAAGCATTCCTCATACTATCCGTACGTCAATCAGAACGTACTACAGCAGAGGAAGTTAGGATGACTCAGATGGAACTAGAGCAACAGTTAGGTGGGCTATTTAGTGTACTTACGACTGAGTTCTTAGTACCATATTTAAACAGGAAGCTTAGTGTATTCCAAAAGACTGGTGAGATACCTCGCCTACCTAAGGGTATAGTACAACCTACTATTGTCGCTGGAGTTAATGCATTAGGTAGAGGTCAAGACCGTGAGAGTCTAGGACAATTCCTTACAACCATCTCACAAACAATGGGACCAGAAGCTACTCAGAAATTCATTAATCCTGAGGAAGTTATTAAACGTCTTGCTGTTGCTCAAGGTATTGATACATTGAACCTTGTAAGAGGTATGCAAGAGGTACAACAAGAACAACAAGCAGCGGTTCAGCAAGAGCAATCAGTTGAATTACAGAAAGCTCAGATGGGATCACCGATGATGGACCCAAGTAAAAACCCAGCACTAGGAGGACAACAAGGTGGAGAAGGTCAAGCCGAGCCGCCCACGGAAGGCCAAGCGTACTAAAACAATTACGCCACCACTCAACAAAGAGGATCAAGAACTCTTTGAAGAGAAGGTCAAAGAAAATAAATATGCACCACGTATGAAAGTTGGTAAACCTACTATTGGTAGGAGTGTCAAAGTAGAAACTGTGGGGCTTGGTAATCTAAAAGTAATCACCCAAGATGGCAACGCTAACGTATGATCCAGTCGAACCTCAAGAAGGAGAGTTCACTGAAGAAGAACAAGACTCACTGAAAGTAGGTGAAGCTCTTGCAGAAGAACAGTCTAAAAAATTAGCTGGTAAATTTGAAGATGCGGAAGCTCTTGAAAAGGCTTACATTGAACTTCAAAGCAAACTTGGAGAACCTAAAGAAAAGGAAGCTCCAGTTAAAGAAGAAAAAACGGAAGCTAAAGAAGAAGTTAAAGAAACAAAAGAAGAAGAACCAGACTATGAATTCTTAGATAAGCTATGGGAAGAGTCAAAGAAAGAGAATTACTCTGATGATCTTCTAGATAAACTAAACGATATGAAACCAGCTGACGTAGCTCAGTTGTATTTAAACTATCGTTCAGGTGTTGACTCAGAACCACAAGAACTGTCACAAGAACAGGCAACAGATTTACAAAAGTCTGTAGGTGGTGAGAAGCAATACAACACAATGCTACAATGGGCATCAAGTAATTTCGATGAGACAGAGATCTCACGTTATGATAAGGTAATGGAATCTGGAGATCCAGACGCTGCCTACTTTGCTGTCCAAGCATTAGCTGCTAAGTACAATGATGGAGTCGGAGTAGAAGGTAAAATGCTAACAGGTAAACCAGCGAAGTCACAAGGTGAAGAGTACCGCAGCCAAGCTGAGGTTGTCAGAGCTATGAGTGATCCTCGTTATGAAAGAGACCCTGCCTATCGTCAGGATGTCTACGATAAACTTGAACGATCTAACTTGCAATTCTAATTATGCCAGTCGTAAAAGGTAAGAAGTATCCCTACACTAAAAAGGGTAAAGCAGCAGCGGCTAAAGCTGCAGGTAAAAAGAAAACTAAAATGACTAT